ATGATAGACCCTATTACAGGTTCTAGTATGGGATACGATTATCAATGGTATAATCAACAAGGAAATTTAATAGCAGCGAGTGACGCGGATTATAGAAATGGAATATTTGGAGGAGTAGTTAATAGATATAATGAAGAAGAACTTGCTAAAATAGACCCACATGATTATGGTAGCGCTATAGCTGGTTTAGATTTTTATCACTATAGAAAGTCTTTTTGGTTACATGCTTATGGAAACATATTACCAAAACATAAGTTGCTTGCAGGTGACGAGAGATACTGGTATGGTAATAAGAATGGTGATGATTGGATTGACTATTCTGTTGGTGCTATATTTGGATTTAAATTTAAAAAATTAGGTGTATTTACAGAGGTAGGATACCAAAGATATTGGGATAGAAATTTAAGAGAAATTAAAGTAGGATTAAATTATAAATTATGACAAAGAACTTTTCAAAATCAGAGTTTGAATCTAAGTGTGGTTCAGAAATGCCTGAAGAGGTTTACTATAACATAGTAAAAGTAGCAAATCAATTACAACATTTAAGAGATTTTATAGGGAAACCAATAAAAATAAATAGTGGTTATAGGAGTCCAGAACATAACGCTAAAATTGGTGGAGTAAAACATTCACAACATCTTTTAGGTAAAGCGGCGGATATAGCTGTTGAAGATATAAAACCTTTTTTTATTTATCACTATATAGAGAATGCAATAGCTAATGGAGATATGTTACAAGGTGGGTTAGGTTTATATGAAACATTCGTACATTACGATATAAGAGGAACAAAAGCAAGATGGTAAAGAAAAAGTTTAAAGATACAAAAGTAGGTAAGTTTTTAATTGGGAGTAAAGGTGTGTTAGCTCAATTTGCTGACGTGATACCTGATAATACACTTATGGGTGCATTTAAGACACTTATAACCAAAGATAATAATATCAGTCAACAAGATAAAGAAACTGCCTTAGAGTTATTAGAAATTGATACTATAGAAATGAAAGAGGTTACTAAAAGATGGAGTAGTGATATGAAATCTGATAGTTGGTTAAGTAAAAACACAAGACCAATGGCATTAATCTTTTTAACTATTAGCATGGTTTTATTAATTTTATTAGATAGTTATCAGTGGGAATTTAATGTAGATGATGGTTGGGTTGATTTATTGAAAAGCCTACTGGTAACTGTTTATGTAGCTTATTTTGGAAGTAGAGGAGTTGAGAAATATAGAAAAATAAAAAATGGCTAGAAGAAGTAAAATAGTAAATCCTATAGAATATAAAAGAAAACCTAAAAAAAGACGTGGTATACACGCGAAATCCAAATCATCAAAATTAAAATCATCGAAAAATTATATAAAAAAATACAGAGGTCAGGGTTAAACTCTGAACTTCTTGTTTATTTATTTTTATTACTTATTATAAATATATTTATATATCTTATGGCTACCCTAATATTTATATAATATATTTAGTAATAAATTAATGCACGTGCACGGTAATATATTTATAAATAATTGTCAATAACTTTAAATGTAAATTTCAAATAAAATAAGTAATTTTAATACATGCCAAGAAAATTATCACGCAAAGGTTTAGTAAAAAAATTAGATACTATTTTCAGTCAATATATAAGGTTAAGAAATACAAAAGGAAATATTGCTGAATGTGTAACATGTGGTAAAAAGGATAGTTGGAAAAAAATGCAAGCTGGGCACTTTGTTGGTAGGAAACATTATTCAACTAGATGGCATCCAAGAAATGTACAGGTACAATGTATGGCCTGTAATGTTTACCGTTATGGAGAACAATATAAGTATGGTAAATGGTTAGACAATCATTATGGAATTGGTACTACAGATGAGTTATTCAAATTAGGTGGACAAATAGTTAAATTTAGTAACGACGAAATAGAAGATAAAATAGAATACTATAAATACTTAGTAGAGGAATTACTATAATTCTTGTTTTTTTTGTTTTATGTGTGTGAAAGGGGTATTACGAAAGTGATACCCTTTTTTGTTAAATATTTGTTAATATTTTTTTTTATCACTTTTTTTTATTTAATTTAGAAGTATGAACCATAAGAATTATACATTTTATATAACAAGAGAGCGAGGAACTTGGATGGTTGTATGTAAAGAAACAGGATATTGTTGTGAATTTGAAACAAAACAACAAGCTATTAAAGAAAAAAACAACCCAAGTTGGGAATGGCATAAAAATTATTAAAACCAAACATGAGAGGAGAAGAAAAAACAGCAAGAACAACTATGTTCGAGTTTCAAGAACAGCAAATAGCTAGTTTGAGAAAACAGAATAGAGAGTTTTATGAACTCATTATAGATTTAAAACAAAACAATAGTGAGTTAAATAAAATAGTAATAGATTTATTAGACAAAGATTGTAAAGAAAGCTTTAAGGAAGCTGCAAGAAAATTCGTTATGGATAATGCTGACTAAAGAAGAGGTACTACAGCAAATTTACTTTAATAATTGTTTCGAACAATTAAGTAAAGCTATGCAGTCCTTAATGAAAGCAAACCCTAATAATCGTAAACTTAAAGAATTAGCATCTAAGTTAAGAGAAATGTTTTTCCACTTCAATAGTGTGCATTTAAATAACAAGTTGCTTAAGAGTGAGCTGAACACTTTAAAAACAGAACACAATAAATTATTAATTAAAATAAAAAAGTATGAACAAGGAGAAACTTAAAGAGCTTTATATAAAGTATGGGCTCTCTAAAGATGATGTTTATAAGCATCAACATTATGTCATTATCACAAGAAGTGGTATTGAAAAAATTCAAGCGATTGCAGATATTGCAGTTAACTTTGAAGCAAAAGTATTAGAAAAAGATTTTGCAGTTATGAAAGCCACAGCTTATGTAGACGCTAAACAAGTGGTAGAAACATTTGGTTCTGCATTAAAAGGGTCAACATACAAAGATGGAAACTGTAATACTTGGTATGTTGCTGAAATGGCTGAGAAACGTGCTTTAAGTAGAGTTGTTTTAAAAGTTACAGGATTTTACCAATTAGGAGTTTTCGGAGAAGATGAATCTGAAGACTTTAAAAAATCAAAATACGATTCAAAAGAAAAAATACAAACCTTAATAAATAAATAATTATGTCACACTTATTATCATTCAGACTTAACGTCAAAAATTTACCTAAGGACAAAATGGTTCAAGGGGAAAAAGGAGTTTATATCGATTTAACCTTTAGTATAAACGATGAGGAAAACGAATACAATCAATCTGTTTCAGCTTGGATAGCTCAATCACAGGAAGAAAGAGAAAATAATCAAAAGAGAAGTTACGTTGGTAACGGTAGAGTAATATGGTCTGATGGAAGTAAATTACCTACTCCTCAAAAACCAGAACAACCTAAACCAGAAGAGGTAAATGTTGGAGGAAAAGATGATGCTGATATAGATTTACCTTTCTAAATGCTTAAACTAACTGACGACGAATTAAAATCTATTGAGCAAACATGCTATATAGATACAAATGAAGAGGTCTCTTATCCTCCATTAGCTTTGTCTTATGGCACCACTATTATGAAAACTAAGAAGGGTGATATAGAACTACCAATTGCTATTGGAACTTATGGAAACTTTAGCTTTGTACAAGCTCCTCCTAAAACTTTAAAAACATATTTTATTTCTTTACTTGCTTCAGTTTACTTAGCAGATAAAAATAAATATGGAGGAAATATTAGAGGATATAGAGACGATCGTTGTTTAGTTCATTTTGATACAGAGCAAGGTAAATTCCATGCTCATAAAACTTTTAGAAGAGTTATAGAAATGAATAGTGATAATGGAAAAGAATGTTATCACACGTTTGGTCTACGTACAATAGACTATAAAAGAAGAATAGAATTTATAGAATACTACTTAAAAAACAAAATTGATAAAGGGAAAGTAGGTTTAGTTATAATAGATGGAATCGCTGATTTAACGAATGATGTAAACAATATAGAACAATCTAATGATGTAGTTCAAAAAATAATGGAATGGACACAAATATTTAATTGTCATATTGTTACTATTATTCACACTAATCACGGTAACACTGAAAAACCAACTGGACATTTAGGCTCATTCTTGGAAAAGAAAGCCGAAACACAAATTCAACTTAGTAAAAACTCAACACATAAAGGTTGGATATCAGTAACATGCAAAAGAAGCAGAGGATATAGTTTTGAACAATTTAGCTTTAAGTTAGATGATTACGGTCTACCTAAAGTTATAACTGATTTGTATGACCCTTTAAAAGATTTTTGATGAAATGGCTTGAGTTAGTAGCGAGAAAACATGATGAATGGATTACAATAGTAAAAAAAATGGGTGGTAAAGATTACTCGGAAGATATTGTACAAGAAGCTTATTTAAAAATAAATAAATATGTTAATCCTAATAAAATTATAAAGGATGGTAAGGTCAGTAAAGGTTACATGTTTTTTGTATTACGTTCTATATTCTTAGATTATGTAATTAAAAAAAATAAAATAAAAAAAATAAACATAGATGATTTTTATAAGGATGATGGATTTAAAGAAATAAAACAAGAACATTTACATAAGTTTACAGCTAATGATGAATTAGAAGAAGAAAAAGCTTTTGGTAAATTAATAGAGAAAATGGATAAAGAACTTGAATCTTGGGATTGGTATAATAAAAGAATATTTGAAATATACAGAGACACACCTTTGTCAATACGTGGAATGGCTAAGGAAACAGGAATAAGTTTTGTCAATATTTTTCACACACTAAAAAAAGGAAAACAAATTATGAGAGACAAATTTAGTGAGGATTACGAGGATTATATAAACAAAGATTTTAACCAAATTTAATATTATGAAAAAACCCAAAGACAAACGTACAAAAGAGTACAAAGAATGGAAGAAAAATTATGAGAAATCTAGTGAAGGATTAGGTGATACAATTGAAAAAGTTACTGAAGCAACAGGTGTAAAAAAACTTGTTGAGTGGATAGCTGGTGAAGATTGTGGATGTGATGAAAGGAAAAAAGTAATGAATAGATTATTTAGATACAATAAACCTTTATGCTTAGAAGAAGACGAATACAATTATTTAAAAGATTTTTTCAATACTCATAAAGGTGTAATTAGCTCACCAATTCAAGGAGATTTACTTAAGATTTATAACAGAATTTTTCAAACCAATAAACAAAAAACTGGATGTAGTAGTTGTGTGAAAACAATGGTAGGAGAATTACAAAAAGTATTTAAGACTTATGATTCCGTATAGACCCAGATTAACAGGTAATAAGGCTACAGCATTCAAATATTTAACAGAGAAAGTTAATAGGGTTTTAGTTATAGGAGATTTACATGAGCCATTTTGTATGGATGAGTACCTAGACCATTGCGTGCAGACTTATAAAAAGTATAATTGTAATCACGTTGTGTTTATTGGTGATGTGATTGACAATCATTATAGTAGTTATCATGAGACAGACACAGAAGCTTTAGGTGGAGCAGATGAATTAGAGTTAGCAATAGCTAGAATAGGAAGATGGTACAACGCTTTTCCTAAGGCAACTGTGACTATCGGAAATCACGATAGAATTATAATGAGAAAAGCACAAACAAGTGCTGTGCCGAGAAAATGGATTAAAGCTTACAAAGAAGTTTTAGAGGTACCTGGTTGGAAGTTTGTGGATAGGTATGTATTGGATAATGTTCAGTATATTCATGGTGAAGCAGGTACAGCTAGAATTAAATGCAAGGCAGATATGCAATCGACGGTACAAGGTCATTTACACACTCAATGTTATACTGAATTTTTTGTTGGTCAAAACTTTAAAGTGTTTGGCATGCAAGTAGGATGCGGTATTGACTTTGACACATACGCTATGGCTTACGCTAAACGTGGTAAAAAACCAGCAATCGCATGTGGAGTTGTAATTGATGGAAGGATAGCTATAAACGAATTAATGGATTTGTAAATGTTAAAATTTTGTTAAATATTTTTTTTAATGAACAAATGTTTATATATTTGGAGTATGATAACTGTAGATTATGATACAAGAATTTTTACAGGAGTTGAAAACTCAGACAACGGTAACGTGGAAATTTACCTAACCAAAGAAGCTCGTGAAGCTTTAGGATTAGGTTACCCACATATCGCTGTAGAGGTATCACAAGGAAATCCATTAGACAGTGGAATAGTACTTGCTGAAGACAACCGATTTGTAAAATAAACTTAATGGCGGTGAATAATAGTAGCCGCCTTTATTTAATCTACTTAATACTAATTAAAAATTAAAATTATGTTTAGAATAAAATTAACACAAGAAGAACTTGAACACATAATGGATGTGTTATGGGATGTAGATAAATTACATTGGAGTAAGGAAGCAAGACAACTCAATAAAGAGTTAGATGAGAAACTAAACAAAGAGTTTCGTATGCAAAGAAGTTACAGATGAAAAAACCAAAGAAATACACGAATAATCAGAGAATGTCAAGAATGGAAAAGGTGTTAACTACATACTATGTACTAATACAATCCATGCAAAAAAGACTTGACGAATTAGAAACATTATTAAACATTAAAAACAAAAAAGATGAGTGATTCAATTAAAAAATATTTCGAGGACATTATGGAAAGTCCCGAACCAAATGTAAATCAGAATTATGTTTGGGAGGATAAAACATTAAATATAATAGGGTGGTATGTTGCACCAATGGAAGATCGTGAAAGAGGTAGAACATTTAAATCTACACTTGAAATTTCCAAAATTAAATTCTCCGGACATGATGTCAAGAATATTATGTGCGCAGATATTATAGAGTATATTAAAGAAGACTTATTAAACGAATTAGATGGTAATATTATTTGATGCAGATAGTTTAGTCTATTCTTCATGTATAAATGTAGAAGATGATTTTGAACAAGCTAAAGCTAAGTTCGATGAGATTCTAATGAGCATAGTTAATAGGCTAGAAGAAAATTATGACATTAAACAACTAATTGTTTTTAATGCATCTAGAGGTAACTTTAGAAAGGTTATCAATAAAACATATAAGGCTAACAGGACAAGTGAACCACCAGCACTCTTACACCAATTACACAAACATGTAAGTGAAGCTTATGAAAGTAAAAAGGGTTACGGTATAGAAACTGATGATTTAGTTAGTATATATTGGAATAGATTACAAAAGGAAATAGGTAGGGAAAATGTAATAATAGTTGCTTTAGACAAAGACTATAAACAGCTTCCTTGTTTGTTTTATAATTATCACGTTAAGCATCAAAAAATATTTGACATTGATGAGGTACAAGCTATGAGAAATTTTTATACACAAATGATAGTTGGTGATGGAGCTGATAATGTAAATTATTGCTTTGGTTATGGAATCAAGTATGCTGATAAGATATTTAAAGATTGCAAAACCAAATACCAATTTATTAAGCAAACATTTTTACTTTATAAAAAAATATATAAATCAAAAGCTAGGGAAAAATTTATAATATGCCATAGGCTTTTAAAATTAGAAAGATGAAAATTAAAACAAAAGACGAGGTAGTAAGAAAAGTAATAAGAAAAATAGATGCACGTTCGTTGATTGGTCAAGAAAAATATGGTACTACAATGCAAGATGAGATAGACACAGGTAAGAAAGATTTATATGACTTTATCAATGATGTACAAGAAGAAATAATGGATGCGTTATTATATATAGAATCAGTTAAAACAATTTTAAAACAAGAAAAATGAAAATACTTTTTACAGGTTGCACAAGCAAACAAACAGATGACGATGCTTGGAAAAGAGCAAGAGTCAAACGAATAGACGATAGCAGTATAATATGTAATTCCCTTAGAAAACAAGGGATAACAGTGGATAGAAAGAAAGTTAAATGGGGTGATGATTTATCAGATTACGATTTAGCTATTGTAGGAATGGGAACATTCGGTTCTAACAATTATAGTGGAGATATATTCAATGCTATTTATGTTTTATCTAAAGCTAAGAAATCATGTGTTTTTTATGAAGATTGGAAAATCAATGGCAACATGAAATCTTATAGTAAAATGTTAGAAAATGGTGAGTTAGAAAAAGCTGTAGCTAAGAAATGGAGTAATGGAAATTATTTTTATGGAGGCGTAGATAATCCAAACTTTAATTTAGAGATAGCTAAAAGTGTTATACAAAATCTAACATTAGGTTGGTATGATGCTTTAATACCTGCATTCGATTGGGGTAATAAGGATATTGTTAGAAAAATAATTAAGAGTAAAAATATTTATAACGTAGATTTATCACCTTATGTAGTTAAGAATTGGAATATAAATGTTAAACCTGAATATAATTTAAATAAGCAAAAGAAATACATGTTAGCGAGTTTAGTAGACCATCGTAGTTGGGTTAAAAAACAAGGTTTATTATGGGAGACGGTTTACTATGGTGCTAAGAGTATTAAGGATAGTATTAAATTAGGTACAGAAACAGATGTTTATAATGAATGTGGAAAGTATTGGGGAATACTATGTCCTGAATATCCTCATAGTGGTAGTGGATGGTTTAGAATAAGATATATTTATTCTGCTTTACAAAGGAGTATTATTAAAACAAGTTTAAATGATTTAAAAGCATTAGATATTCCTTATAAATTCATAGAAAACTTAAGTAACCAAGATTTAATACAATATGCTGAATTACAAAGGAAACAAATTTTTAAGCACACTTGGAATTGTGATACATTTGATAAAAAAATAAAAGATATATGTGGCAATTTAATAAAGTAACAGACGCATTTGAATTTCTATACGATAAAATAGATTCACAACAAGAAACTCCTATTGGTACTAAAGCAATTTACAACCAAATATTTACTATCACGGATACTACTGATAAAGTCGTGAAAACACCATGGAGAAAATTCAAAATAGATTACGCAGAAAAAGAATGGAATTGGTATTTATCCAGAAACCGGGATGCGAGTGAGATTGCTAAATATGCTAAAATATGGTACAATCACATGGATGAACGTGGTTATGTTAACTCTAATTATGGTTGGCAATGGTGGAGGAATGACCAATACAAATACGTAGTAGAAGAATTGAAAAGAGATAAATATTCTAGAAGAGCATTAATAACTATATACGATGCTAAAGAATGGAAAGAATATTCTAAAGACACACCTTGTACTTTAAACATACAATTTTACTTTACACCTGACAGTGATAAATTACACATGACTGTTTTGATGAGAAGTAATGATTTATGGTTTGGCTTTTGTAATGATGCTTATTGTTTTTTAAAATTACATGAAAGCGTAGCATTAGATTTAAAAGTTGAGCAAGGTTTTTATACGCATTACGCGCAAAATTTACATTTATATAAAAGACATTATGGAAAAAACATTTGAGTTAATTAGAGTATGGGCTAAAGAAAGAGGTCTATACGAAAAAGGAGATAGCAAAACACAATACGTAAAATTACAAGAAGAATGTGGTGAATTAGCCAAAGCTTTATTAGAGAAAGATAGAGATGAAACAATAGATGCGATAGGTGATATCGTTGTCGTATTAACTAATTTAGCACACTTAGAAGGTTTATCAATAGAAGATTGTATTGTCACTGCTTATTTAGAAATAAGAAAAAGAAAAGGTAAAATGGAAAACGGCACATTTATAAAAGAAAAATGAGAAGATATTTAGCAAAACAAAGAATTCCAGAGCATTTAAAGACAGAGACAGTAGGTGCAATAGGAGAAAAGGTATTTAGAATATGGTTTAAACATAATTATCATGATGAATTATTATTTAAACAAAAAGCAGATAGAGAATACCAACAAATAGATTTTTCTGATGAGAAAGGTTACACGTATCAAGTAAAAACAACAAGCAAGAAGAGTTATACGTTCAACTGTCATTTCGATAAAATTAAACACCATTTAAATGCAGACTATTATGTATTTATACAATTGAAGGAGGATTATGCGTATATAGAACCAATTTATAATAAAGAAGATATTTTAAATAATATTAGAATGTCTTTTATAAATGCTACATCGTATGTCAAAGCGAAGGACCTTCAACAAGAAGAAATCAAAATATAATATAATTGATGAATATTATTTATTAGTTATTTATGAATTAGAAAGTGGACAACCTATGGAACATATTGAAATTATGTTAAAGGATTATGAGAATAAAGAAATGTATTTAGCGTGTGCTGGTATAAAAAAAGCTATAGAGCATGTTAGATTCTTTGCTTTATATGAATTAATTATAAGGTTGTGCTTAGACGAACAAACAGATAATTTAAAATTAGAATATGAAAACCCAAGATATAAAGAAAGTAATTGAAGAGCGAACAAATATAAACTTAGATATAAATACAAGGAAAAGAGAATTCGTGTATGCTAGAGCACTCTATTATAAGCTATGTAGGGACCTAACAAAATTAAACCTACAACAGATAGCGAATACAGTTAATAAGAATCACGCAACAGTATTACATGGAATAACAAACATATTCCCTATGTTAAAAGATTATAATGACCCTTTATACGATATCTATATAGAGTTAATGGAACACAAATTAATGCCATTAAAGGATAAATATGAAATGCTTAAACACAAATATCAAGAGCTTGAGAAATATACTTTAGATAATAAATACAATAATCTATTAAGTATTATTAAGAAAGTTCCAGAGAGTGAATTAGAGCATGCAGAATTAAGGTTTAAGGCAATCACTGATATACTCATTAACAAAAACAAGCAATAATTGTTATTTAAAAAAGTATTTGATTAATCAATTTATTTCAAAATGAGTTTAGTAGGAATAGCAGCATTTCACCCTTGTCCAATATGTATTATAGCAATAGGAATATACACTATATCTTGGGTAATTTATACAAGTAAAGACGACGATGAGTAGAGGAGGTAAACGTATAGGAGCAGGACGTAAGTCAAAATCTGAAGAGATACAATTAATAGAGAAGTTATCTCCATTAGAAGATAAAGCATTTGCAGCATTAGAATCTGGAATTGAGGAAGGTGATTTTAAATATGTACAATTGTTTTACCATTATTTTGCTGGTAAACCTAAAGAGACTAAGGATATTAACCTAGCAACTGAACAACCATTATTCAAATTAGATGAGTGATTTTATTGTAACTACAGCAATAAAGAAATTAAGCAAATTAAATAAACGTAATAGAGTAGTACAAGGAGGAACCTCAGCAGGAAAAACGTTTGGTATCCTACCATTGCTTATAGACCATGCAATAAGAAACCCCAATAAAGAAATATCTGTTGTTAGTGAATCAGTACCACATTTAAGAAGAGGTGCATTAAAAGATTTTCTTAAAATTATGATGGTAACAGGTAGATACATTGATGGTATGTTCAATAAATCAGTATTAAAATACCAATTCACTAATGGTAGCTATATAGAGTTCTTCTCAATAGAATCAGCAGACAAATTAAGGGGTGCACGTAGAAACGTGTTATATGTAAATGAAGCAAACAATATACCATTTGATGCTTATAATCAATTAGCTATTAGAACAAGTGATATTATATGGATTGACTTCAACCCTACCTCATCATTTTGGGCACACACTGAATTACAGATAGGTGAAGATACTGATTTCATTAAGTTAACATACAAAGATAACGAGGCATTATCAGAGACAATAATAAAGGATATAGAGAAGGCTAAGGCTAAAGCACCAACATCAAACTATTGGAAGAATTGGTGGACAGTATATGGATTAGGGGAAATAGGTAGTTTAGAAGGTGCATGTATTTCTGATTGGAAACAAATGGCATTACCTACAGAAGCAAGATTACTCTGTTACGGCATGGATTTTGGATATTCAAATGACCCTAGTACTTTGATTGCTTTATACAAATACAATAATGCTTACATTTTTGATGAGGTATTATATAAGAAAGGAATGCTTAATAGTGAACTAAGTGCTCTGTTAAAATCTAACAATGTGAATGATATTATATATGCAGATAGTGCTGAACCTAAATCTATTGCTGAGTTAAATAGTTATGGACACATGGTTTTACCTTGTCTAAAAGGAAGAGACAGCATAGTATATGGTATTAATTTAATAAATCAAAATGAAATATATATAACACCTAATAGTGTGCACTTAATTAAGGAATTACAAAATTATATATGGTTAACCAATAAAGATGGTACAACATTAAATAAACCAATAGATGCTTATAATCATTGTATAGACGCGTGCAGGTACGCATTAACAGCTCAATTGGATAATCCACATAGGGGTTCCTATCATATATTTTAAATTTTAACAAAATTTTAACATTTATTTAACACTTTAAACTAAAGTAATGTTATATATTTGACATGTAATTTATTTACAAATGTTCATTAAAATATTGAAAACAACAAGAAATTAAGAGGGGTGCTAATCCATAGGAGTACTTAAACGACACACCTCGGCCACTGAGTAAAATGAAAGTGTACCCTCTTAATAATATATCTAGGACAGCATGTCTAGTATCTTATAAGACGGAGGAACAGAGAAAAAATATATAAATAACTCCAGCGTAGGGTAATCTAGATGAGAAGCAAATAGGTAAAAGAGTCAATAGTTTAGAAAGTCTTGGTATGAAATCCAAGTTGTTCCGCTCAGGAACGATAGTCAAACATTCAGCAACGACAGCTAGATAAATTGAAAGAATAAAACCAAAAGCATGTTGGAGAGTATAAACACTCTTAAAGACTCTGACAAAGTAACCGGCAAGTCGTAGAGCTGGGAGGTTAAAATGATTATACGCATCATCAGACCTAAGGGAGCACCTAACTAGATTAAAATATTATAGGGAGTATTCTATGTAAATACAATCCTCTATCACCGAGTAGGCGGTTTTAGATATTCCCTTTAAGAAGTATGGAGAGCCAGAGAAATCCTTAGCGGGAAGAAGGACTGTGTGTTTTGTCAGCACTGAAACGCTAATTGACTGTGGTGAGAGATTCGAATCTCGAGAGTGGTAGAACGTGTACCTCCACAAGAGCCTCCAGACAGCAAACAGGAAGTGAATCCTAGGCCTTCCTGCTAACAGGAGTATATAGGGATTATATACATATCCACCTGAATAGGAGCCTTATAGATTGGCTAGTTCGGCTAGCTTAAAAGAGTAATCAACAACTCCAGATCTGTAAGGTTTTTTTTTAACAAAATTTTAACATAATTTTAACACTTATAATTTTTCTAGTTAACAAATGTTAGTTAAATTTATCTTATAATTAAAAACTAAAACAATGAAAACAATTATTACACACGGAGGATTATTCAGGGTAACTGGAAATAGAGAACAATCTTCAGTAAACGTGACCCTAGATTTTTGGAACGCAGAGAACGATGAAAGAGTAATGGAAATATTTGCTAAAGTAAATATAGTGGGAGAGCCTAAAATTACTAAATTATTTAATCCTATTATGAATCCAGATAGTAACAAACCAAGCATGTTATTTTCATCTACACATGATAATTTAGCAGCTAAAGAAATTACATTTGGTAAATTAAGTGATTTTTTCTCTAAGAAGATCGTGGATAAAATAGAAAAAGATATTCTTAAAACTGCGGTAATGCTTAATGCACCTAACAATGAAATGATTAATTTTACAAATACAAAATTACATAACGAAGAGGTTCAAGACGCATTAGATTTAGTAACAGAAATAGAGGATAATGTGTTGGGAGGACAAAATGATGTTACTTTAAAAAGAAAAATAAAAGAATTAAAAGATGCTTTAAAAACAATTAGAGTTATTGATAAATTTTAATATATGAGATTAGACCACAAAATTAAAGCTATGTTATTAGCACAAGAATTAAAACAGAAACCTGTTTACAAAGATAGTTGGGAAATGTTTGAACACAAGATCGTGAATTGGACCTACCAAGAAAAAGTAGATTACCTTAGAAGATTAGCTGATTGGACTAATAGTTTAACAACTGATGAGATAAATGGTGTTTTTAAAGGAACATATATCAAAAGAAAAAGATATATTAGCATAATAATTAACTCACTAAAAAAACATAAACATGACTAGAGACGAAAAATTAGCATTGATAAATAAGGCTAACAAAGTATTATTTGATGAGGTTGACTTTACAATTAATAACATGCAACCTGATAACATTTTAGATATTGAAGTTGTAGCATTATTAGAAGCAGCATTGAGACACGTGCAGATGCTTGAAAGAAGAGCAGAAGAAAGTTCATTATATTACTAAACTAAAAAAAATGAAAAATAAAACATACGATAAATTAATAAAGATAGCAGCATTAAGTCTGTTCACGATTTCTTTATTTATAGGAAGTTTATTACTTTTGCTTTTAGAGCAATTAATAGACTGTGTATTGGGGTAAAGAAATAAGTTGGTGTTTAGCAAATGATATTATTGTTTACGTTAAACCATTACGTCAAGGTAAATACCCACCAGTAAAAATAATTGTAAATTATAAAGGTAAAATAAAAGAGGGAAAAGAAGAGTACACACAAGACATAAAACTATATGAAAAAATAAAAGATATTTACGATACTTATTACAATCATTTTAATTTGTAGTTTGATTTAGTTTTAGTTTGAGAAGGCGTCTATTTAACATAGGCGTCTTTTTTTTGTTTTTAAAAAAATAAATATGAAATTAAGAGACGTTCCTTTACATAGATATCAAAAGTTCGCTATTTTAGACAATCCAACTAATGATGATTTATTGAAGTGTGTTTTAGGTATTACTCAAAAAGAATTGAATAAGATGCCAAATGACACCGCGGAGAAAAAACTAGCTGAAATAAAAGAAGAGTTAGAAGTTGAACATAATTTAGTTAAAACATTTAAATTAAATGGAACACAATATGGATTTATCCCTAATTTAGATGAGATTACTTACGGTGAAAATGTTGATGTAAGTAAATACATAGGAGAATATGGGAGTATGCATAAAGCAATGGCTGTTTTATATAGACCTATTAAGCAAAAGATTAATGATAAATATTTAATTCAAGATTACGAAGGTACTTACAACTATGCTGAGAAGATGAAACAAATGCCACTTGATATTGTTTTAGGAGCTATTGTTTTTTTTTACAATTTAACCAACGAATTGTTGAACTGTACCCTGAATTATTTGGAGACTCAATTGAAGATGGGGAAGGAATCACAAGCTCAGATAATTTCACAAGAAAATGGAGAGGATATTCTGAAATCTATACACTCGCTCAAGGAGACATTACGAGATTTGAAAAGATTACCAAATTAAAATTACATGAATGCTATATGTATTTATCTTATGAAAAAGAAAAATTAGAATTAGAAAATTTAATGATTAAAAAACAATTTAAAAAATAATGCAAGGATTTTACAATTTAACTGAAACAATAAGGCAACATCTACAAGAAGATGCTTTTGTAAATACTGTGACTTATGGTGATATTTTTGATGTAGACTTAAAGAAGCAAACTATATTTCCTTTATCGCATTTACAAGTAATAACAGCCACAATGCAAAAGAACGTGTGGAATTTCAATATCTCGTTATTAGTGATGGATATAGTTAATGAGAATAAAGAGTACGAACAAGGTATACCTGAGACGTTCAGGGGTAACAATAATGAACAAGATGTATGGAATACTCAGTTAGCAGTAGCTAATAGGTTACTTGAGTTGTTGCTAAGAGGAGAACTATATGTGGATAAATACCAATTAGATGGAACACCTGTGTGTGAACCTTTTGTGGATAGATTTGAAAACCGTTTAGCTGGTTGGACTGTAACGTTCAATGTGTTAATTCCAAATGATATGACTATATGCGCAAACTAACACCGATATTAGGTCAATTCGCTAGAGATGTTATTAACGAAGCTAGAGTAAACTTGACTAAAGGTGATAGGAATGTCACTAATAAGTTAATGGATTCAATGACATTTACTGTTGAGGAAAAAGGAGATGGCTTATACACTTTAGATTTCCTAATGGAATATTATGGAAAATTCGTGGATAAAGGTGTAAGCGGTATTGAAAAGAAATACAACACTCCTTTTAGTTATAGAAGTAAAGGTGGAAAACAAGGTTTAAAAGGTATGCCACCTCCAAGTGCTTTTGATGGATGGCGAATAAAACGTGGTATTGCACCAAGAGATGATAAAGGTAGATTCCTTAAAAGGAAA